CAATCGCAGACCAGCCTGAAGCGCTACGCGCCGGAAGACAACGGCCAAGGCGGTATGGTCAGCATGAAGTACAAGACCGCCGACGTGTTCTTCGATTCGTCGGGCGGCGTCCCGACTTCGCACGCGTATTTCCTGAACACTGACTACCTTGAGTTGGTTGTTCATCGCGACGCGAACATGACCATGATGGACGAACTGCGCAGCGTCAACCAAGACGCCGTCGTGATACCTATCCTTTTTCAAGGAAATTTGGTGTGCAGCGCGAGATTTCTTCAGGGAGTGCTCAAAGCCTGATAAGGGCGTGATAAAATCATGGCATCCTAAATATCGGGGATGTCATGAGTTACCGCGAACTGATCGGAAAGCGTTTTGGAATGTTGTTGGTGCTTGGAATCGAGCGAGAAGGCCGCGCGAAAGTCATGCCGTTGATGCTGTGCAAATGCGATTGCGGAAAAGAAACAACTCCTCAGCCGTATGCGCTCATGCGCGGCAACGTGACTTCGTGCGGCTGCGGTCGTCTTGCAAAGATCACCAAGCATGGACAAGCGTACGGAAAGAACGGCAGTAAGACCTATACCGCGTGGGCGCAGATGAAATCACGCTGCGATAACCCAAACAATAGGTTTTATGCCTGTTACGGCGGCCGAGGGATTGGCTACTGCGAAAGCTGGAAGAACTTTGAGGATTTCCTAGCTGACATGGGCGAGGCGCCCGAAGGTCTTACTTTGGACCGCGAGGACAACTCGAAAGGTTATTCGAAGGCTAACTGCCGTTGGGCTAGTCGGAAGACTCAGCAGAACAACCGCAGAAATACTCGAATGATCGAATTCGAGGGGAAGTCGTGGCCAAAACAGGAAATTGCAGAGAAATTCGGCATCGATCCGCATACGCTCATGAACAGGCTGAAACGAGGCTGGACGATCGAAAAGGCTCTGACTTTCCCTGTGGACAAAGCTAAATCTTCAGCAACGAAACGAATTTAGGAGGTCATCGTGACCACAGCAGCAACGATGTATCCGCTGATCGGCTCGCAGCCGGTCGGCAATTTCTTCACGCCTGACACGACGCAGCGTCATAAGCTCGGCGCTCAGCTCGAATTCGTCGACCCGTACTGGGGCGGCGGAGTGGCGACGTATCTGGCTATCCCGACTTCGACGGCCTTCAAGGTCGGCGAGGTGGTGTACTGGGACAACGGCAACAACGCCATCGACATCCCGAACACGGCCAACCTCGGCTTCCCGGTCGCATTGGCGATGAATGCCAACGCATCCAACGCCTCGTCGGTCCAGTACGGCTGGTTCCTCACGTCGGGTCAGGGTCCGGCCTTGTCGGGCGCTTCGGTCGCCGCTGCGGCTGCTATCGGCATCACTGCCGCTGGCAAGCTCGGTGCCGTCGCAAACGGCAAGCAAATCCTGAACGCGCGTGTCTCGCTCGCTGCGACGACCACGGTTGTTAAGGCGAACGTGCAGACGGTGAACGGTTCGCCGATTCTCCGTTGCACGGTTGGCGGAACGGATGGCTGGTTTGTTGGCGTTGCCGTCACCGGTACGGGTATTCCGGCATCGACGACGATCACCGCTGTCAATCCTGACAACACGGTTGTGATGAGCGCCAACGCTACGGCTACCGGTTCGGTCAGCGTGACGGGCACGTACAACGACGGCACGAACTTCTGGAACGTGCTCGCCATCAATTCGCCGCTCGCACAAGGGCAGGTGACCTAATGGCAACTCTCGTTAGTCTCAACGATGCGATCTATTCGCTGGCTTATTGGATCGGCGCCGCAACCGAATATGCGAACGGCGCCACCAACGAAGCGAATCTTGACCAACAAGGTCAGGCAGTCGCAACGAACGTCGTGACAAATGCGGCCGCAGCAACCGTTTCTGGTTACGTCGGCATCACTCGCGCCAGTCTCGACGTTTAACGATCAGCATTCCCCGCTGTCCTCCTTGGGGACTTTTTGCGGCGCATTCCTTCGGGTCTGCGCCGCTTTTTTTGGAGTGAATCATGAGTGACGAAGTTGTTCAAGACGCAGCGCCGTCGAGCACTGAGCCCGTTGCACTTGTTGCTGAGCCTGTCGCGCCGAAGACCGATATGCAACTGATCGAAGAACGCTTCCAAGTTCTCGAAGCTGCGCTCTTGCGCCTCCCGCATTCGATCATGACCGTCTTTAGCCGTGGCAGTTTGGCGCCGGAAGAATTCGCCGCGGCCGTGCACGCGCATCTGTTCAGCAAATAAAAAATACAGCCCAAGGAGAAAGCATGTCATACGAAGTCGCAGTACAGAAAGGCGGTCGCCCGCACATCCGGTTCGAAACGCGCTCGCAAGAGGACCGCGGTGCATCGATCGATGCCGGCCACAAGGTCTACAAGGATGTTGTGTGGGTCATGATCACTCCGCCTGGCGGGAAAGACGTGGTTGAGAATCACGCAGACCAGTGGATCACGAACATCCGCGACCGTTCTCAGGTTGGCCAATACGATCCGGAATGGGTCGATGCGTTCGCCAAGATGCTGAAGATGTACAAGGACGGGCAGGAAATGCCGACTGACGGCACTCCGCTTCGCATGTGCACGACGCTCTTTACGCCGGCCGAGATTCAGAATTGTCTCGGCGTGAATATCACCTCGCTCGAACAACTCGCCGGCGCGAACGAGGAAGCTCTCGGACGCATGGGCATGGGCGCGCGTGCTCTGAAGCTGCGTGCGGCTGAGTCGATCCAGATCGGCAAGGGCAAGGAAGGCGCGATGAAGGTGGAAGCGCTGACGGTCGAGAACGCGGAACTCAAGAGCAAGGTCGATGCGCTGACGTCCATCGTCAATGAAATGCGCGAGCAGATGGCACTGACGAGCGAAAAGCGCGGCCCCGGCCGTCCCCCTAAGCAACACGAGTAAGGAACGGTAATGACCTGCCTGTCGATCATTCAGGACGTTGCACAGCGGATCAACCTGCCGAATCCGTCGACTGCCGCTCAATCGAGCGATCCGGCGATTCAGCAGCTTGTCGCGCTGTCGACGAAAGAGGGCGAATGGCAAACGTCGGAATACGACTGGCAGGTCATGCTTGGTGAGGGCACATTCAACACGGTAGCCGCAGAGATTCAGGTAGCCAATATCACGGCGACGTTTCCTGGCTTCAAAGCCGTAGTGAACGACACGATGTGGAACCGCACATTGCGGCGCCCAGTATTCGGCCCGATGACGCCGCAGCGCTGGGAGCAGCTTGAAGCGATGGTGATGCAAGGCCCGTGGAATCAGTTTCAGATTCGCGGCAATGCGATCCGTTTCATCCCGGTTCCGACGGCCGGCCAGCCGATCTTTTTCCAGTACAAGTCGACGAACTTCTGTCAGTCGTCCGGCGGCACGGCACAAAGCCGATTCATGGCCGATACCGATGTTCTTCTGCTCGACGAAGCCACGTTCAAGCTTGGTTGCGAATGGCGTTGGAAGAAAGCGAAGGGCCTCGACTACGCGCAAGACTTCGTCGATTACGAGCAGATGCTGATGACTTCGAAGGCGCGCGATGGCTCGAAAGACGTGATCAACATGGGCGATACGCGCTACGATATCTATCCTGGGATTCTCGTACCGTCCGGGAGTTGGGCGCAATGATGCGCATGCCGGTTGCGACTCCAGTACGGCAGCAGCTCGCACGCGCATCGATCGTGCCGGCGCCGATTGGCGGATGGAACGCACGAGACGCGCTGGCTGCGATGGCGCCGGAAGACGCCGTTATTCTGACGAACTGGTTCCCGAATACGAGCGGCGTTAGTTTGCGCCAAGGTTCTACTACATGGTCGACGGGCCTCGGCAATCAGGTCAATTCGCTGATGGGCTTTAATCCGGCGAGCGGAACGCTGAAGCTTTTCGCCGCGGCGGGTGGCTCTGTATTCGACGTGACCGCAGGCGGCGCAGTGGGCGCAGCGGTTATCGGCTCGCTGACGAGTGATAAGTGGATTCACGATAATTTCGCCACAAGCGCCGGCCCGTTCCTGATGATGGTCAATGGCGCAGACGGGTATTATGTCTATAACGGCACGACGTGGCAGAGTGTCACTTCCGGTTCTTCGCCAATCTCGATAACCGGCGTCAATCCGAACAACCTGTCTCATGTCTGCTCGTTCGCATCGCGCGTCTGGTTCGTCGAGAAAAGCAGTCTCCACGCGTGGTATCTGCCTGTAGGTCAGGTCGGGGGCGCTGCGACGCAATTCGACTTCAGCCCGATCTTTCGCCGCGGCGGATCGTTGGTGGCGATGGGCGTGTGGACTGTCGACGGTGGCGACGGGATGCAGGACTACGCCGTATGGGTCACGAGTGAAGGCGAAATCGCCGTCTATCAGGGCACCGATCCGTCCCAATCTACGACTTGGCAGAAGGCCGGCACGTATCAGGTTGGTACGCCGATGGGAAATCGTTGCTTCCTGAAATACGGCGGCGATCTTCTCTATCTCGGGAAAGACGGCCTCGGGCCTATCTCACAGCTTCTAGCGTCTTCCCGTGTCAACACATCTCAGAACCTCACGTACAAGATTCAAGGCGCCATATCGGCCGCCACGACCTCCTACGCTTCAAATTTCGGCTTTCAGATGCTCCTGCATCCGTTGCAGAACGCGCTGATCCTGAATATCCCGATTGGACTTGGACAGCAACAGCAATATGTGATGAACACCATCACTGGCGCGTGGTGCAACTTCACTGGGTGGAATGCGAATTGTTGGGAACGGTTAAACGATGTCATTTACTACGGCGGGAATGGTGTCGTGGTGAAGGCGTGGACGACCAATGTCGACGACAACGGCGCTCAGGTCAATGGCGAGGCGCTCCAGGCGTTCAGCAGCTTCGGCACGAACCAGCAGAAGCAAATCACGATGGCGCGACCGTTGTTGCAGTCTAGCGGCCTGCCAGGCGTGTTGATGGGTCTGAACGTCGATTTCGATCTATCCCCTCCCGTTGGGCTTCCTAGCTTCTCGCAGCCTCCCTATGGCCTGTGGGACTCCGGTCTATGGGATGTGGCCATTTGGGGAAGTAATTCGGTTGTGACCAAAGATTGGGAATTCGTCTCCGGCATTGGCACATGGGCGGCCATGCACCTGAAAGCAAGCGCACTTGACTCGTCATTGCTGTGGACCGCGACGAGTTACCTCATGGCCGATTGCGGCGTTCTATGAAGCGAATAGTGTGGGATGAACCGGAGCGCGTCATGCGCTTCGTGGCTGAACGCGTCGGTGAGAAAGATGATCTATTCAATTACACGGCGATAGGTCTTGAGAAAGATGGCGAACTCGTCGCTGGGGTTTTATACGAATGCTATACAGGCATCTCAGTTCATACGCATATCGCTTCTGACGGGTCGCGCCATTGGCTAACGCCGGCATATCTGTCTTTCATCTTCCGATATCCATTTCTACAAATCGGATGCTCTCGCATTATTGCAAACGTGCGTGCCGATAATTGTGATTCGCGACGCTTCGTACAACATCTGGGTTTTATGCAAGAAGGCATCTTGCGGGAAGGATGCGATGACGGGTCTGACCTTATAATTTATGGCATGCTCAAACGAGAGTGCCGCTTCCTAGAAGGGAAACATCATGCGGCATTACTTCGATCAGCCTGATTTGCCGGCGCTCGCATTTCGCCGAGCGCTGTTCAAGAATCGCCCGGAAACATTGGAAGGCAAGAGCGGCGGCGGTGGAAGCGCGCCACCGCCGCCCGATCCTATGAAGGTCGCAGCAGCCACAACACAGACGAATACTGACACGGCTGCTTATAACAAAGCGCTAAATCTAAACAACTTCTCAAATCCGTTTGGCTCTCAGCAAACCACGCAGGTCGGCACGGACCCGAATACCGGGGCGCCGATCTACAACACGAACACGCAAGCCACGTCGACCATCAGCGATCTGCTCGGCCACAATTTGGCCCAGTCGGAAAACAGCACTGGCATACAGCAGAACGCCCTGAATGGATTGGGTGGCTTGGGAAGTTACCTCAGTTCGCTTGGCCAGCAATCCCAGGGCGTGGGTAACAATTTCGCGAACTACCAGCAGGGCGCGCTCGGGCTTGCCCCGCAGTATCAGAACATTTCCGGCAATATCGGAAATTCGGGAAATAGTTTAGGCAACGTTTCTGGAAACATCTATAACGCTGCGTCTGGCTATAGCGGCATGATGGGGAATGTCGGTAACGCCGCATCCAACTACGGCGGCCTGATTAATAACATCGGGAACGCCGCGTCTGGTTACGGAAGTTTGTCCGGCAACACTGGCGCGCTCGCTGGCCAATACAGCAACCTCAACAACCAATACGCCGGCCTCGGTTCGCAATTGAATCAAGGCGCCGCGCAACAGGCGGGACAGCAAGGCCAGAACGCAGCTTACGCAGCGCAGAAGCAATACCTCGATCCGCAGTTCTCGCAGCAGAGCGAATCGCTGAGCGCGCAACTTGCCAATCAAGGATTGACCCCAGGTTCGGAGGCGTACAACAACGCCATGACGAACTTCAACAACACGAAGCAACAGGCATATAGCAACGCGCAGAATCAATCGATTCTCACGGGTTCTCAGATCGGCGCGCAAAACCTCCAAAATCAGATTTCAGGCATCAACACGCAGTCTGGTTTGCTAGGCGCCCAAGGGCAGAATATCGGCGCTCAGGCTGGCTTGTACGGTCAACAGGCGGGGATGCTCGGAAACCAGATCAACGCCTATGGTCAACAAGGCGGATTGCTCGGAAACCAGATTGGCGCCTATGGACAGCAAGCGGGAATGCTGGGGAACCAGATCAACGCATACGGTCAGCAGGCAGGCGCGCTTTCCAATCAGGCAAATGTTTATGGTCAGCAAGCAAACGCGCTAGGCGGCGCAGCCGGGCTCTATGGACTCGCTGGACAACTCGGACAGGGCCAGTTGGGCGCGATCGGGTCGGGCATGACATCAGCCGGACAGCAAGCGGGACTTTATGGCCAGCAGGTCGGCATCGGACAATTGCCGTACCAAAACGCGCAGTCTGCCGCCGCGTTCATCCCTGGCTATTCCGGGACTGGACAGTCGAGCGCAGCGCCGGCCGATATCTCGGGCCTCTACAACAACCAATATCAGTCGCAGCTTGCTGGATATAACGCTGGACAGTCGAGTTCCAACAATATGATGAGCGGGCTATTCGGCCTCGGCTCGGCCGGCATTATGGGAATGATGATGTCCGACCGGCGCGCGAAACGTGACATTCGACATATCGGCAAATGGAGAAATGGCCTCGGCGTCTATACCTACCGTTACCTGTGGGAGTCGACGAAGGTGCGCCATATCGGCTTCATGGCCGATGAGGTTCGGAAGGTCGCGCCGCTCGCCGTGCATCGTTTCGCGGACGGCTTCGATCGCGTCAACTATCACCTTGCATCGGCGGCTTAAATGGGCGTCTTCGGAAATTCGCTGAGCGCTGGAAACCAAGATTCCCCGATTGGCGCTATCGGCGGGAAAATCCAGAAATGGACTGACCCTATCGCATGGATTCCAGGTGGGATCGGGGATAAGTGGGTGAATCTCACGTCGCACCAGATTCCGAAGATGACGAATCAGGTGCTTCAGCCGATCGCGCAGCCGATTAACAAGATGGATTCCGCGGTGAATCCGTTGCGCAAGATTGGGATAGTCAACAACCTCGCTAACACGGCATATGCGAAGCCGGGTGACGCGATCGGGATTGGCATTGGATCGGCCTTCACTGGCGGCGCATTGGGCGGGGCGTTGGGTGCAGCCGGAGGCAGCGGAGCAGGGGCGGCAGCCGGGGCCGGTGTTGGCGCTGCGGGTGCTGCGGATGCAGGAATCGCAGGCGGCGCTGCTGCGGGTGGTGCTGCCGCAGGCGGCGGCGGATTGTCTAGCCTGTTCGGGCTTGGTGGCGGCGGAAGCCTTGCGTCTAGTGTAGGCGGTGGCGCAGGCGCAAGCGGCTTATCTGGATTCATCGGCGGTCCCGCTGCATTCGGCGACGCGGGCTTGACCGGCACTGTATCGGCTGGCGGCTCTGGACTCGGCGCTGCGATGGGTGGCGATCTTGGCGGTTCTCTAGGCTCTGCGCCGGCTGGCTTGTTCAGTGGCCTTACGCCGGGCGGCGGCATGACTGGCACGGCGAGCGGCGCGCTTGGTGGTGGTCTATCGGGCGATGTCGCTGGCGGATCGTCGATCGGCGGCGCTTCGATGGGGGGCTTGAGTTCAAGTTCGCTGATGAACATGGCGCAGCAGTTGATGAGCCAGCAGAGCAAGAATTCTCAGCAGCAGGCCCAACAGAATCAGCAGGCGGCGAACCAAAATAACTTCAGCCCGAGTAACACAGCGCTGATGAACTACGCGATGAATCAGCAAAACATGGCCAATACGCAAGCGCTACAGCAGAACTTGGCGCGTGCTCAGCAACGACGCCAGATGCTCGCTTCTGGCCTGACGAACTACACGGGGTATTAAATATGCCTAGCCAAGGTGGAATGACCGTACTCCCGCAGTTTCAGGGCGACTATTACCAGCTTCAGAATCAGCAGGCGCTCGCGCAGGCGTTGATGTCGCAGGCGATGCAAAGCCGCGCGCCGCAGCAGACGGTCGGCTCGGGTCAGTATCAGGTGATGCCTAAGATGTCGCCGCTGACCGGCGCGTCTCAGCTTGCCGAAGCGTATCTTGCCGCGAAGATGGGGCAGAACGTCGCATCTGGCTATCGCGATCTCGGTCAGCAGCAATGGTCGGCATTCGCGGGAAGCCCGCAACAACCTACCCAATCGCCACAGCAAGCCGCGCCACAATCTCCTGATGCTGGCGGCATGACTGGCGGCCAAAGCGGCCCCGGTGTTGCCTCATCGCCGGTCCCTTCCGATGGCTCGGCGCCTCCTATGGCACAAAGCGCTCCGCAAGGCGGCATGGGTGGATCGCCGCAATCTAGCCCGATGCAGGGAGGCGCCACGCCGATGAACCCGCTCGGGATGAATCCGGCGCTTGCCTATATGGGGTACTCGGCCGATCCGGGGAAATACTTTGAGACGCAAGCGCAAGCATATAAGCCTGCCGACATCGTTTCTTCGATTCGCGCGGCCGGCATCGATCCGAACAGCGCGCTAGGACATCAGCTTGCGCAGAATGCTCTCGCCAAGTCGACCGCACCTGATTACGTGTCCGGGCGTCCTGGCGGCTACATGCTGAACAAGACTACGGGAGCAATGGAGCAACTTCCGCAGGTTCCCGAAGGCTACACGGCTGTGCGCGGCCCTGACAATCAATGGCAAGTCGTTCCGGTTCAGGGTGGAACCGCAGCAATGACCGCCTCGTCTGCTGCGAAAGCCGGTGGTACTGCTCAGTTCCAGACGCAAGACGTTTGGGACCCGACGCAAAACGGCGGTCAGGGCGGCTTCGTCAAACAGTCGACTGCCAACGTGGCAAATGCGGCCAACGGGGTGCCAGGTTTCACGCCGTTCCAGAATGCTGTGCGGAACGTCGAGAGCAATGGTCGTGCAGCGGCAGTCAATCCAGCGTCCGGCGCAGCAGGAAGTATGCAGGTCACGCCAACTGGCGCGGGTAGCCCGAACCCTGGCTTTGGCGTTCGTCCTGCCGCTAATAACTCTCCTGCCGAATTGCAACGCGTCGGAGCGGATTACGCGACCGCCATGCAGCAGCATTATGGCAATGACACAGATGCCGCAGTCGCGTATAACTGGGGGCCGCAAAACGCTGATAAGTGGATCGCGGCTGGTCGCCCTTGGAAGATGCTTCCCGACGAGACGAAAGCTTATGTCGGTCAGGTGGCGACACAGCAACAGAACTTCGCACAGAAGCCGCAGGGCGCTCAGGCTGGACCGATGGCGTCTCAGCCTCCGCTCGGACAGACGACGGCCGCCAACGCCTCGCAGGGCGCTCCAAGCAAGCTGATGGCAGATTCCTACGGTTCGATGTCGACGGCCGATGCGAACTACCAGCAGTCGCGCGAAGCGCTTACGCAGATGATCCAACTGGCGAACAAGAAAGGGCCAGGCGGATCGGTGATCGGCGTTCTTCCCTCGCAAATCGGGACGAAGATCAGCCCGGATGCGGCGGAATATCAAAAGCTCCACGCGACGTACGTCTCGCAGCAAGGTAAGGCGCTTGGCTCTGGTGGCACGGATGCCTCCCGCGCGAACATCGATGAGTCGGTCCCGACCTACGACAAGCCGCAATCCGCGATGATCAGCGGCCTGAATACCCAACTGAACAACCTCGATCTATCGCACCTGAAAACGCAATACCTCACGCCGCTCTATCAACAGGGCAACGAAAAGGCGTACACGCAGCAGTCGGCGGCGTTCGATCAGAACATCAAGCCAGCGATGATCCCGACGCTGCAGTTGTCAGGAGCACAGCAGCGCGCGGCCGTGCAGGCGGCGATCAAGGCGAATCCTTCCCTACGCCCTAGTTTCGAATGGGCATACAACAACGGGATGCTGAAATGAGCGGGTTTGACGATTATCTGAACGCCGCGCCCGCCGCTGCGGCCAAGCCGTCGTTCGATCAATACCTCGGTGCGGCGCCGGCGCCTGCGCCAGTTCAAGCGGCTCCGGGAACCCCGCCATCACCTGGCGGCCAATCCAATCCGCCTCCACTGGGAGGCTTCCTGACCGGCGTCGGTGATGCAGTCAAGGGAACGACACAGGGGATCGTCCACGGCCTTTCATGGGCAGCAGACAAGATCGCGCCGAATTCGCAATTCGCCACTGATGCCCGCGCGGCGCTCCCGCAGATGCAGACGGCGATCGACCAGCAGAACGCCCAATATGCTCAGCAGCGTGTGGAGTCTGGTCAGTCTGGTATGGATTGGTCGCGCCTCGCAGGAAACGCAGTCGGAACGGCCCCTACGCTTGCGATCGGACCTGAATATGCAGGGCTTGGCCTTGCCGGCAAACTGGGTCTTGGCGCGGTGCAAGGCGCTGCCGGCGCTGGCATGATGCCGACTACCGACCTACAGCCTGGACAGACGTATGCCGGTCAGAAGGCCGAGCAAATGGGAATCGGAGCAGGTACAGGCGCACTCGCGCCGGCCGCATTTGAGGGAGCCAAAGCGATAGGTTCCGGCATTCTGAACACAGTAAAGCCGGTTATTCAGCCGGGTAAGTTCGTCGGGCAAGGCATTGCCAACGCAATGGGCCCGACTGACGCAGCGTTGGCGGCGTCGAATATCCGCAGTGCGCCTCAGTTCGTTCCCGGTTCTTTGCCGACTACGGCTCAGGCTGCCCAAACGCCGTTCATGGTTCAGACGGAGAAGGCCGCCGCGAACATCCCCGCATTCAAGACGGCGTTTGCTCAGCGTGCAATCGATAACAACGATGCTCGATGGTCTTCGCTGATGGGCGTTGCGCAGACCCCGGATGCATTGCAAGCTGCAACAGCCGCTCGGGCGGCCGCCGTTGAGCCACTATACGACGCAGCGAATAATCAGACAGCCAACGTTGGAAAGGCGTTTATCAATTTTGCTCAGCGGCCGGCTGTCATGCAGGCGATGCAGCAAGCCGATTTGATGGCGCGCAACGAGGGCGTCAATCTCACGTGGCCTCAGCAAGGTGGCAGCAAAGCGATCAGCGGCCAGGCGCTTGATTACACGTCGCGTGCGCTGAGCGACATGATCGACTCCGCAAAGCGCCAAGGAAACAATCAACAAGTCCGCGCGCTCACTGATGCGCAGAACTACCTGCAAGGATGGACGCAAAGTTATATCCCGCAGGTCAAGCAGGCTAGGCAGGCATATGCTCAATTGAGCGTGCCAGTCAACACGATGGAAGCCGGGCAGGGAATCGCAAACAGCCTTGGAACGCGCGCGATGAATGCAGGTGGAGCGCCAGAAATCCAGTTGAATCCGTACCGCACGGCTCTGACTCAGGCGATGTCTAACGCCAAATACGGAATCGACGCCGGCGCGCACCAATCGCTTCAGGGCATCGGTCAAGATTTGCAGCGCGCGACCGTTTCAAACTCAATGCGCTCGCCCGGAAGCGATACGGCCTACAACCTCGCGGCAAACGGATGGCTGGCAAAGAATCTCTACGGGCCGAATTTTCAGGGCGCGACCGGACTCGGGAAAGCGGTCGCCGCAACGGGCGCGCTTCTCACTGGTCATCCGATCGCGGCCGGCGGCATCGTTGCTGGCGGAAACCAGATAGGCCAAATGGTCGGGTCGAGGCTTCAGCAACATCTGTCCAACTATCTACTTTCCCCCGAATCGATCCTGCCGTACCTCGACGCTCGCGCTGCTACGCCCGCGCAGTCGATTCAGAACGCGCTTTCCCAAAGGCTCCTTCAGTATGGGCGTCCAGCCGTTGTCAACGGAGCTACGAGCGGCTTGATAAATGCCAACCAGTAAGCCGATGACCGAGATTACGGCCAGCTTTATAAGTCCGAACTGAATTATTTGATCGATCATTTTTGAACCCTCGAAGGGCCGCCATGTGCGGCCTTTTTGCATTTTAGGAGATCGCGATGAGCCGCGACGGCAGTGGGAATTATTCGTTGGTAAGCGGGAACCCTGTCACAACCAACACCGTCATTTCGAGCACATGGGCGAACTTGACTCTAAGTGACATCGCAGCAGCGCTCACGCAATCCCTTTCGAAAGACGGTCAGACGACCCCTACCGCCAACCTGACGATGGGCAACTTCAGGCTCATCAGCTTGGCTGCCGGCACAAACCGGACGGATGCGGTCAATGTCGGTCAGGTGCAGGACAATACGCCTGCCGTTCTGTCTAGCATCGGCGGGACGGGTGACGCGATAACCGCGGCTACAACGCCCGCAATCGCATCCTATGCGACTGATGCGAAGTTCGTCTATACGCCCACGACAACGAACACGCTGACGAATCCGACGATCGCTATCGACGGGCTAGCTGCTAAGACGATCACACAATCTAACGGCATCGGTCTGTGGGCCGGCGCACTCGTGGTTGGAACGCCGTACGAGTTGCTCTACGACGGCACCAATTTCCGCATCCAGTCGGGGCAACTTGGGTCGCCGATTGTGCCGATGGGTTCGTCGTTCGCTTTCAGAAACAGGTTTATCGATGGCAGCTTCGACTTTTGGGACACGGGGACAAGCACTGCTGCAACTGCAACGCCTAATTACGTTTCGTCCATATGGTGCTATGCGTGCGGCACATCTGGTGCAGCAACGGTTAGTCAAGGCACATTTGCAGCTGGTGCAGAGCCGACAGGCTGGACTAGCCCATCGAAATCGTTTATGCAGATTGCTCAAACGGTTGGCGGAAACACTGCGCCGGCTTTTAGCCACCGCATTGAGAACGTCACGACCTTTGATGGCCGATCTGCGACTCTTTCAGTTTGGATGTGGGTGAACAGCGGAACGCTTTCACTTACTAACATTTTCGTAAATCAGAATTTCGGCACCGGCGGCTCTGCCAACGTCATCACTAATGTTCCGGTAGCGTGGACGCTTACGACGACTCCGACTCGATTTAGCGTGCGGATCGATGTGCCTAGCATTTCTGGAAAGACAATCGGTACAGCTTCGGATTTCCTAGGATGCAATGTAACTTTCCCGATCACGACTACGTTTAATGTGAATGTCGGTCAAGCGCAGATCGAAGATTGCCCTGCTGGTGCTCCGGCTGCGGGGCTTCCAACTCCCTTCGAAAAGCCTCCTTTCGCGATCACGCGGACGATGATTTCACGTTATTTGAATCTCATCAAATGCTCAGCGCGATGGCCCGCTACCGCTCTCAATCAGCTTTTTGATTGCACTGTCTCTTACCCGCCTATGCGCGCAACGCCCGCTGCAACGCAAGTCTCGGCGGGGACTAGCGGAAACCTTGCCACTCAAAGCATTGCGTCACCGGATTTTAGCGCCGCTCGATACGAAATAGGTTCCAGCGCAGGCGGTGACTGCTTTGCGTTAGGTTACATATATATGTTTGACGCACGCATATAGGAACACTCATGAATTTCTCACAGGTGAAACTTCCTGACGGCTCCATCGACAGCAATTTCATTATCTATTTTGACGACAACGGGGATAAGTGGATTGTTCCTTCGGGTCACAGGTTTTGGACGATCTATCAAGATTGGATTGCAGCGGGTAACACTCCACTGCCTCCGCAATAACAACAGCCGCCAAAGAGCGGCTTTTTTACGGGGCTTCGCATGCCAATACACGAAGACATCGCAGCGGCGATAAACGCCCTTTCAGCCGACATGGACCAGCGGCATTCCGAGAACGTCACACAACAACTTGTGACGGACCGAAAAGTTGACGAGGTTATACGCAGAGTGGACGACTTACACAAGGCATTCCCCGGCGGCGACTGGGACGGGCATCGCAGATCACATGAGGCGATGATCGCGCGGCATGAGGCAAAGGCGAGGTTCTACGAAGAACTACGCGTCGACCTCGCACAGAAAGGACTATGGGCGCTCATTGTTGGGGTGGCTACGGCCGTCTGGTATTACTTCAGAACGAGGGTGAGCACATGAGCAATTTCGATATGTCAACGCTTGTCGCAGAGTTATGCCGCGATGAAGGCGTGAGACTTAAGCCGTATCTCGACACGGTAGGAAAGACGACGATCGGCGTCGGTCGGAACTTGTCCGATGTCGGTATTTCGCAGGACGAGTGCAACGCGCTGCTAGAGAACGATATCGGCCGCACGACTGCATGGCTCGATCGCAATCTGCCGTGGTGGTCGACGCTCGATCCGGTTCGCCAGCGTGTTCTGGTCAACATGACCTTCAACATGGGCGGCGGTCTGCTCTCGTTCGTTAATACATTGGCAGCTATCCAGCGCGGAGATTACAACGCTGCTGCAAATGGAATGCTGGCCAGCCGATGGGCGTCGCAAGTAGGCGCTCGGGCTACCCGCTTGGCTGACATGATGAGAAACGGAGCGTGATATGCAATGGTCTGATATCGCAAGTGCAGTCGGCAAAGCAGCGCCCATTCTCGGAACAGCGCTAGGTGGTCCGCTCGGTGGCGTCGCAGGCGCTCTGATCGCAAGCGCGCTCGGCACGTCAAACGATGCAGATGCAGTCAGCACGGCACTCGCTGCCGATCCTGCCGCGCTCGAAAAGCTGAAAGAAGCGGAGATGACGAACAAGGTGCAGATGCAGCAGCTTGTGATTACCGCGGAGGCGGACCGGCTTGCCGATGTTCAGAACGCGCGCGCCAGGCAGACGGCTAACCCGAAAGACTATACGCCTCAGTTCCTCGCTGGCGGCGTTACCTTGGGCTTCTTCGGTGCTCTGGCAGCCGTCATGCTCGCGCCGATGTCGAATGCCGTTCATGACCTCTTGCTCGTCATGATCGGTGCACTACAGACCGCCTGGGTGACGATCGTTTCCTACTATTTCGGATCAAGCAAGGAAAGCGCCGGGCAGACGAAGATGATCGCAGACGTTGGATATGCCGCGGCATCCGCTCCGATCAACATTCATTCGGCCGCTCAGCAAGCGCCAACCGTTGGCCCGTCGACGCTCCCTGAACCAAGCTTGTTCAAGGGGCACTAAAATGGTCCGCTACGTCTTCGCTACGATCGTGCAGGTGCTTTTCACATACCTGCTAGCGGTTCCATTCGCACCGGTCATCGCTCTTTTCTGCAAGGATGACGGCTACCTGCCGACGTGGCTCTGCTGGTTCCAGACCTTCGATGCTCCGCTTGACGCCGGCTGGCGCGATGGGTATTTCCAGCCTGTTGGGGCGCCCGCTCCGATCGGTTGGGAAAAGTGGTGGCTTCGTACCCGCTGGCTGTGGCGAAACCCGGCATACGGTTTCTGTTATTGGCCGCTCGGTTTGCCATACGATCCATCCGAATGGGTTGTCGACGTGCTGACCTACGATGTTACGACGCTCATCGAGTTCAAGGCGCACACGATCGACGGCAAGTATTTCTGCCATACGACCAGCGAGGGCCTCAAGCTCGGATACAAGCTTTGGTGGGCACTCGACGGGAACTGGAAACTGATCGACAAGCTTCCCGCCTCGCGCGGCCCTGACAACCGCTTGCCGATCTGCTTCACGCCGAAAATCACATGAGTGATTTGACAATCGGCGCAATCACATCTGCCTCGCGTTGCGCTTTGATCGCGTATAAAGCGTCGCTGGGGTGCGTGTCGTCCGGCGCAAGAAGCGACTGCCAATTCGGCAGCGATTGAATGTAGTCCCATTGCTTCACGACGGGAACGTTATAGGTCTGAGCGACGGAATTTATCACGGCGACACGTTCCGCGATGAGCGCGTTGAAGTCCGGCGAAGCAGTTGGGTTCGGTTCTTCCAAAACGACAATTCGGCCAAGCGCCTTTGATTGCTGCACGAAGTCCGTCAGGTAACTTGTGAATTGCGCGGTGTCGTAGTGATTCGTATCGTTCAGCGCGAAGTTCTCGATGACAATATTCGTTTTATCCGATGCCGCAAACGTCGCATACGGACTGGCGAAGCCCCCCGTCCCCGTCATCCGATTCCCGATCGTCGATCCGGAAATTGCATTATTTTGAACAGTGATGGTGGCGCCATACTGTTTCTGCAACGAATCCTGAAGCAGCGCAGGCGGGTTGCCGACAACCTGGAATGACTTTCCGTTTTCGATCCGAAATCCCCACATCGTACTGTCTCCTTCTGCGTCAATTACGACCGTCTTTGGAGGCGCCGGTTTAGGTTGTGGCGCCGGCTCGCTTGAACCGCCCCCGCCTCCGCACGCTGCCAAGATTAGCGCTGCCGATACAGCCAAAATTCCCTTCATGATTTGTCCGTTCATTTTTGCCCCGCGAGATTATATGGGTGTTTGAAACCATCAGGTAACTGATTGATTTCTTTAGGACGTAATTGCTCGTTTCAGCGCGTGTTTTTCGACGCAGAAATTACTGCAACTATTTGAAAATAAATAGAAAAATGGCGTTTTCAGGCGCCAACATCTCCGAATATGAGCCGATTAATTCTCGGCCTTTACTGCCGTGGCTTTGCGGCAATTGTGATAACAGGCGTGGAATCAGCGTTCAAAACTCTAGCCACCAATCGTGACCTTTATCGGCGCGATTCCCCTGCTGTCGGCGTACATTTCCGCCATCGCGTCTGTCATGTGCCCGAGCAATTGCTTCGTGTTAACGTTGCCCTGCTCGTCATAAAGTCGCTTCGCAAGGCTCCGTATTTCGTGGAATGTTGGCGGATCGTCGCCTGTGATTCCTGCCAGCTCACGCGCTGCGGCGAACGCCATCGATATGCTGCCAAGCTTCACATGCGAGCCACGCACTGCGCGCCCCTGATTCTTGATGTGGTGAATCAGGTACTTGCTCACGACGCCTGTCGACTTGCACCGCGCGATCACATCGGCCAGCGATAGGCCAATCGCATCGAGGCGCAATGCAACCGGAATCTCGATTTTCACCGAGGTTTTCGAGCGCTGAAGCAGGACGACGCTGCCGGACGAGAACGATCGTTCCCATCGCGCGATGGTTGCCCGGTCCTGTCCTGAGACGAGCGCCAGAAGCATCGCGTTCTGCAACCAGTCGTTCACCTCTGGCGCCTTCTCGAAGATCGCTTGAAATTCTTCTAGCTTCAATCGGCGCCGCTTCGTCTTTGGCTTCGGCCGCTCTGTGTCCGTTACTGGGTTCTCTGACATCCAGCCGAGTTGCTTTCCTTTCCGGCAGATCGACATCAGACGATTTCGAATCGCCTGAGCCGTGCGTTTTTTGTCCTGTTCGACAAACGGCTCGATAAACTCGGCGACATGCTTCGTCGTCAGTTCGTTGCATGGGATTGTGCCGATTGCTTTGACAATCGCCGCATCGATATATCCGCGCGTCTTCAGCGTCGAAGCCTTCTGACCTTCCGTCGACATCCGTTTGATCAGATCGGCTACCGTCTGCGTCGGGGCTGACAGGCGCTCGGCGAGCGTTCGATTCAGCTTCCCGTTCTCTACGATCACGTTCGCCTCTTGCGCCTCATGGATCGCCTGAGCGAGCGGCATGCGCCCGAGCACATGGGTTTTCCCGTCGCGCGGATCGCGCCAAACAAAATAGCCAGGGCGCGGCTCGTGCATGTTTGCCGGCCAGTTGGCTCGGCGTCTAATCCGTGGGCGTGCGGCCATGATTATTTTTGTATGCGACTGGCCAGTGATGGCCGGGTTGATCGGTCCTGAAACGTGGCGTTCTGATCGACATAGTACGCTCGCCCGACCTTCACCGGCGGCGGGTAGATGCGGCCTTCACGAATCCAGATGCGCGCGGTGCGGATGGCCGGCGCCGGCTCGAATTGGCGTTTCAGCCATTCGTCGAGTCTGAGTTTCATCTACGCTCCCTCCTTCTTCGCCAGAGAAGCGTCTACGGCGCGGTCCAAAGCATCGCCGTCTTCCGGATAGTCTCCGTCGCCAGCGAATACCATCGCGTATACATCCCCGTGGACATTGGACAATCCAAGCCTGATTCGACGATACCGCTCCGAATCCTTCCGCAACTCCTCGCACTTCGCCATCCACTCAGCATTGAGGCGGACATGCTCGCGGTTCCGTTCTTCTCGCGCTCGCTCGGCGTCGAGAAGGGCTTCGGCGAGTTGTTTGCGCAGATCGGTAGTCGTTGCTTCGCGCCAAGCCTCCATCATGCGACCGGCATCGGACCAATCTTCCGCGTGACGCTCGATCAGATGGAAGGCTACCTCCGAACTGATCTTTTCCCATTTTTGATCGGTCACGGTTGCTGCTCCTTGTTGGCGGCGAGAAGGGCGCGAGCACGGACCTTGAAGCTATCCATAGCCGCGTAGTTCCGTGGAATGTAATAAAGTGCTTCGAGCAGTTCTTCGGTGATCGTCACCGCGCCATTTCCGTTGGTCATGTCTTCAATCCTTGGTGCTTGAGAGCGCGGCTCGGGCTTGCCAAGACTCCCACATGTCTTCAATCCAGTTGATTCGATACTCATCGAACTTGAGTGAATCTTTATCCTCGTGCCTATCCAAATGCATCATCGGGTGTTCCTTCTTCATATACGCTTCGAAGCGTTCCCGCTCATTTCCGTTGGTCATGTCTTCAATCCTCGTAGGTGCGTGATTTATGCACCGGTTGCCTTAGCGATGACGGCCGCTGCATTCGTGACAGCCGCATAATCCTCATCACACTCGACTGATGCGACCGCGTGCAGTGCGATCAACGCGTCCAATAACTCAGATGCGATGTCTACCAGGGCTTCAACTTGCGGGGCGTTCCAAACTGGAAATGCATCGGAGTATTTCGGATCAACAGATTTCTCGTCAGGATCGGACTGGAACACTTCTTTCGTTCCATTGTCCTGAACTATCCATGTGAACGGCGCAGGCTTGGTTATTTCACGTTTCTCGCTCATTCTTCCCTCATATCGTTTATCGCTCGTAGGTGCGTGAGAGCGGCGGTCTTTGTGGGGTGGGTCATGCGGGAGGATGCGGATTAAGCAGCGCATAGAGCGCGCGGTTGATGAGCTCCAATCGGTCGATCGCATCTGACCCGATCAATAGGCGTGGCTCCCACGTCACCATACTTTCGAGCACATCGA